AAAAGCGGACGCTACAGCATCTTTAAGACTGTTGGCAAAACTTTCTCTTTTAAATCCGTGAACGTTAACTAGATAATCAGCAATGGTGTCTTTACCACTGCCCATGAAACCGCAGATACCTATGATAGTAGACATTGAATTTTCCTATACAATATAATAATATTATACGGGAGTATCAGATTAAGAACAACAGATTCTTAACCGTTTATCCACCACATTGGTTGACCGCCATCCATGTACAAATTGATTTCTTGATCAAGTTTGTCTAACAGTGCTTGTCCTTCAGCTTTAAGTGCGGTACCATTAAGGGTGGTTCCTCCCTGTGGACCTGCTATCGTTGCAAATTTCTCACGTGCCTGTCCAATTGAAATTGAAGTTAGTGCATAGGCATAATCCTGTATCCATGGAAATGCCTGTGGATCATTAAATAACATTTGATCTGGTTTATGGTTAAATGTCCATAATAGAACTGTTTCTCTACCAATGTCTGGACCTTGCGTTCCAGCAAAAGGAATTTTACGTACCAAGGTTAACTTTTTAGTAACTTTGTTCCATGTATAGTTCATAAAACCACCAAACATTTTCATAGCTAATTCTTGATATGCTGTAAATAATTCATATTGTGCTAGTCCACCAATACGACCTGCTACTAGCATGTAGGTGTTTAAGTATCCTGATGCAAATGGTTCAAACTGACTAGCAGTTGTGCCTGTTACTGAACCTATACCTCTTCTAAAGATTTGTTTCACATCAATGATATAATTTGGAAGTATGTATTCTTGTGTTTCTGGATATACATCTAACATGACATAACTTTCTTCAACTGCATTTGAGCTACGTTGTCTATAACGATTCAATGCCTGTTTGATCCCCATTTCAAAATGTTCTTGATCTGCTTCAACATCAATCATACCATAGCCTAATCTTAAGCGAATGTAATCAATAATATCTGCTCTAACTGACGCAACAGAATCTAATTGTGCTTGTAGATTAGCATCAAATGCTATGTGTCCTGCACCTGTTCCGGTATTAGCATCGTATAAGTTTGATGTCTGAACACTCAGGTTCGCTGTAAGGTTACCTGACGTTGACGATATATTTGCTGGTAATTCTGGGTATTCGGCCATACTGTTATCCTATTATGTTGTATTTATGCTTTACAACACCTTGAGTAGGATAGTATCTGCGTTTATTCTTCCGTTGAGTTTAGTATCAGTTGTTTTAATGTTTTCTAAGAACTTACGCAGTTGTACTTTGTTAGAACCTAAAAAGTCTTTTAACTGCTGTTCTGGTTTACGTAGAGTCTTCTGTACGCTTTGACTTTCGTTAAATCCTATGATACTTGTACCTTTAACACTTAACGTTGTTTGATGTGGATCAGCAACGTAGCGACCTAGTTTACGTGTTTTAACATTGTACACCCATAACTGCTCTGCTGTTAAAATGTCCACTGGATTAATGCTGACCAGTTTAGATTTATTGTCTTCCTTGAGATATTTTAGTTTAGCAACTAATTTTTCTTTTGAAGGTGCTTTACGCACTCTAGCTTTTTTAGTTGCTTTCTTAACTTGTTCGTAACTTTCTAAATCAGCAAATAATTTGCTATAAAACGCTTCAAAACGTTTATAATCAGAGGCTTTATAGTGGCTGTATGCTTCTTTTAGTTGCTCATCTTGTCCCGCTTTGGCTTCCATTAGTTCTTGCCTATGTGGTTCAAAGAACGCACCAATCTTTTTAATTAACGCCTGTGGGCAGTTTTCTGCTTTAAGATACTCAAATGCCTTAGGGTCATTTACTGTTTTGCCATTCATTAATTGATCTTCAAACTCTTCAAAATGTAAAATGTGTTTATTAGCAATCTCATTCATACGATCCTGAATCGTTGGTGCTTGTGGTTTATCTTCTGTCTTCTTGGCTACCTTCTCAAATACATTTTCAGAACTTCTTAACAATTCCATCAGCTTTGCATTGATAAATTCCATTGGTGTTTTTAACACCCCCGAAGTTCCAGGTAACGCTTCCCAGTATTCTTTATATGCTTTATGATCTGATGGCATTCCTAGGCTAAGCATCCTACAGAAAACTCCCAGCGTTGAACTGAAGGCACTGTCTGAATGTTTTCCTATGTCTTTACTGTGTTTTTTCCAGACGTCATCATGCGTCATCCAAGCAATGGTCCATTTCTTATAGTCTTTGGTCGCTGATTCAACTCTATAATAGTCAATGGCATTATGTCTATAATTGCTAAATTCTTCTCCAGTCCAATTAATCGCATCTTCCCATTTAGGTTCGCGTTGCTTTCCTGTTCGATCTGTAGATATTTTTATACTACTTTTTTTCTTAGATAATCTAATAGCCATTCTGTTGATGTTCCTTGTGTTTATTACCTTTAAAACAATTATAAATTATATATAGTTATCCTGTCAACCGTTTAGTAAAGTTCCAAACGTTATCATTTGCTCATAATTGTTTATCTCTGTGTTTATACTAGATAACATTTCTTGATGTCGCTTAGTTTGTTTCTGTTGTCGACGACATTGAACTTCTTCAATGCTTAATTTAACAATCATATCATCAAGATTATTTACAATCTTCTTTAATTCTCTTTGATATTTGCCACAGCCTTCGGCCATTTTAATTAATTCAGCTCTGGTCTTTTGCCAATCTAAACTTGTTTCTATCATCATAATATATTGTAACATTAATTGATTGTACTGTCAAATGTCGATAAATACTAGATAATTTAGGATTTTAGAATGCCCCGATTAAGTTTATGGAAGCCAAATAAAGGCCACGATTACAAGTTTTTCGATAAGAGAATACATGAAATGTTCACTGTTGGCGGTGTTGACGTCAACATACATAAGTATCTTGGGCCTATTGATCAAGGCTTTGTAAGCAACACCGAACCAGGTGGTTCAAGTCTAACTAGTATTCAAGATTTATTATTTCTTGAAAATAGAGATCGCAAGTATGATACCAGTATCTATACTATGCGAACAATCTATAGAATCAATGATAATGATTTTGATCTTACGCAGTTTGGCTTATTCTTAACTGGTGACACCATGTTTGCTGTGTTCCATATTAATGATATGGTTGACACACTAGGAAGAAAATTAATGGTTGGTGACGTACTAGAGTTACCTAATCTTAAAGATCTTTATCCATTAGATGATGATCTTCCTGTTGCTCTTAAAAGATATTATGTAGTACAAGATGCTAATAGAGCCGCTGAAGGTTTTGCACCAACTTGGTACCCACATCTATGGCGTGTTAAACTTAATCCATTAGTTGATAGTCAAGAATACAAAGATATACTTGATAAAATTAAAGCAGGTGATACCAATGGTGATGGAATCGAGGGCGATGGTGATCAATCATTAGGCGAAATCCTTAGCACGTACGAGAAATATAAAGACATTAATGACGCTGTTGTTGAACGGGCCGAAGTAGATGTTCCACAAAGTGGATACGATACTACTAATTTATACACAGCACCAACAACAACTAGCAATACTCCTGGTGATCCAAGTGGTGTAGATGCTAGTTCAAATGTTACCACTAACAGTAACACGGTGGCGAGCAGTAGTACTCTTTCACCAAGAGATAAGGTTGAAGGTTACTTAACTGGCGATGCGTTCCCACCAAACGGAGCATCAGTTGCGGCTGGTATAGCATTTCCAACAAGCCCAACAGTTGGAGATTTCTTCCTAAGATTAGATTATGTACCAAACAGATTATTCAGATTTGACGGCAGACGTTGGATCAAAATTGAGGATGGCGTGAGAACTAACCTAACACCAGGATCACAGAATCAAACACTCAAAAGTGGATTTATTAATAACGCTGATGCTAACTATGCCAACAGTATTGCATGGGATGCCATTAGGATATCATCAGGCGCTTACACACCTGCGGCCAATGCACAGACATTGAGCTTTACTTTAAGTAGTAAATCAGTTGTTACTAAGACAGCATACAATAGCACATATGGCGTACAGACTAAATTAAACAGTAAAATTATTACAAACAGCATAGGTAACACCAGCGGAAACATATCGTTCACAGTTACTAATGCACTGAATACTAATGATGTATTAGAATACACAATATATGCGAACGTTACCTATCAACGACAAGGTCTCAGTTCCATACTTGGATTAAACGCGGATAATTAATTATGGTAGCAACTCAACAGTTTTTCTATGATGCACAGATTGAAAGATTCTTAGCACAATTTATTAGAATGGTCAGTGGGTTTCAAGTTGAATTTGGCAAGAATCGTGAAGGTAATAGAACATTACAACGAGTTCCTGTGTTTTATGCTGACGGTAGTAGACAAGTAGCACAGATACTAGCAAACAATTCTGAGAATACTATGCGAAGTGTTCCTGCTATGACTGTTTATGTTAGTCAATTGACCTATGACAGAGATCGTGTACAAGAACCAAATTTTGTTAGCAAAATGAATCTACGTCAGAGACTCTATAACGAAGACACACAAGAATATGAAGCTACACAGGGTAACGCATTTACCATTGAAAGACACATGCCAGTTCCATATACTATTGAACTTAAATTAGACATATGGACGTCAAATACTAAACAAAAATTACAGTTACTAGAACAACTAATAGTATTGTTTAATCCAGCACTAGAAGTACAATCAACGGATAACTACGTTGACTGGACTAGTTTAAGTATGGTATTGTTAGAAAGTCCAAATTGGAGTTCACGTACTGTGCCAATTGGAACAGAAAATCCAATTGACGTTGCTACTCTTACATTTAAACTTCCTGTTTGGATTAGTTTACCGGCTAAAGTTAAAAAGTTAGGTGTAATACAAAAGATTATTGCTAGTATACACGATTCAGACGGTAATCTC